GAACGACATCGCCAACATGATCGGTCGTTGTCGCAACGGCAAGGGAACGCTGACACTCGCCCTGCGTGAGCAGTACGTGGAGAGTGAGTGCGACTACCCCAACACCACCGTGGCCAACGATACTCTGGAGCAGATACGTCTGGGCAACGTGTACGGCATGTCGTTCGCATTCGAGGACGACTGGCAGGACACTGAGAACGGCGTGTCTTACGAGCGCACCAACGAGACCGTTGACGGCAAGGAAGTTTGGCTGCGCCATGTGAAGAAGATTGTGGCCCTCTACGACGTGGCCAACGTCACCCACCCAGCCTATGAGCAGACATCAGTCGCCACCCGTGAGGCATCGGAGGCCATCGACAAGGCGATTGAGGCACAGTTGAAGCGCGAGTGTGGCGATAAGAATGACAATCGCGACGACGACCCCGACGAGCCTGACGACATCGACGACAAAAACGACGACAAGGGCGAGACCGACGAGGAGCGCGAAGCCCGCGAAAAAGCCGAACAGGAAGCCCGCGAATTGGCAGAGCGTGAGCAGAAAGAACGTGAAGCCGTGGCCGTGATGCGTATGCGTCGCAACCGCCTGGCACTACAGGAAAGAGACATCGAAACTTTTAGTTATTAACCCCTTAAAAACCGTTTTTAAGATGAAAAAAGAACTTTTGAAGTTGCAAGCTCGCAACCGCGAGATCAACGACCGCCTGACCGCCATGTACGTGAAGGCTGAGAACGAGAAGCGTGAGTTCAACGACGAGGAGAACCGCGAGGAGCGCGAACTGAAGCGTGAACTTGAGCAGAACCACCGTGAGATCATGAACAGCTGCGACGCTGCCGCCATCGGAGCACTCCGTGAGCAGCAGGACAAGTCAGCCCAGCTGCGTGAGTTCTTCAAGGCTGTCAAGGAGAAGCGCGAGAACGCTACCACCATCCTTGCCAACCCCGTGACCACTGGCGACGACCAGAACCAGTACGGCAACCTGGAGGCTGGTAAGATGATCCCCTTGAACATCAAGGAACTCATCGACACCAAGGTAGAGGGACTGGAACTGCCTGCCGACCTGACCATGCTCACCGGCGTAGTAGGCGACGAGGTATGGCCCTACAGCATCGACGATGCCGAGGTTCGCGTTGCAGGCGAGGTTGACACCATCGCCGAGCAGGGTCTGAACTTCGCCAACGTGAAGGCTCTCTCTGAGCGTGTGGCTTGCGCCATCGCCATCTCTAACAAGGCTATCGACAACGCCTACTTCGACCTGTACAGCTTCGTGCTCTACAAGATTCAGAAGGCCGTTGCCATCCTCAAGGCAAAGCGCGTGTACTCTCACGCCCAGTACGACGACAACCTCAAGTCACCCTTCGCACAGGTTGACGTGGAGGAAGTTACCCTCGACGAGAACATCGGCCAGACCCTCGCAGAGAAGGCCGCTGAAATCTACGACAAGGGCTTCGAAGGCATCCCATACTTCACGATGGATAAGGTCATGGAGACCAAGTTGCAGTTCACCAAGCTGCTCTCTGGCCTGACCTCCGACCGCACCGTCGTACAGGACGGCAAGTGCGTGGGCTACCCCATGACCATCAGCGGCCACATCAACGGCCACCTGGACGCTAACGGTAAGTACGAGCGCGAGGCTGGTGTTCACTACATCGGTATCGGTCACTACCGCTACCTCGCCTTCGAGCAGCACGGTGAGGTTCGTCTGACGGTTGACTCTCAGAGTGCCGCTGTCAGCGCACGCAACTCTACCGTTGTCACCCTCAACATGGAGCTCTCTCTCACCGAGCTGTCTAAGCTCGTCAACGGCGGCGACAACAACAACCCGCACAAGCCCCAGGCATTCAAGCTGCTGAAGGTTGTGGCTCCCGCATCATCGAGCGAAATCTAAACTCTCTCAATGCTCTCAACTTCTGGGAATAGTTCCTGCCGTGGGCGGCTCCGATGCAACAGCAACAGGCTGTCCGCCCACGGTTCCCCAGAGGGAGAGAAATCTGAAAGAAATGTATAACAAGTCACACGCGATACATGAGCCTTGCAACAGATAGCATCTTCATCACCGCCTTGCAGTCGAATTCCGACCTGATGGAGGCGTTGGGCTACGTGGAAGCCACTGAGACATCAGAAGGCGCACCAGCCCGACTCTACTGCACGGCCATTCCACTGCCGGACGAAGACGCTGACAACGTACCTGTGCCTTACGTCATCGTCACCTTCGACGGTTTGACGAACGACCAGGGCACCAAGGACGACCGCTACGAGTCCAACTATGACACGGTGAACATTGGTGTGGAAGTGGCTGCAAGGAATATCAACGAATTGCACGACCTGACACAGATGGTGCGCGACACCATTCTCGGGTATCTCCGCGCCAACGAAACCGCCATCATGGACTACAACTTTGCGGCTCAGACGATTCAGTTCGACTCGCTGAAGCCATGCTACTGGCAGGTACTTACTTATCAATGTGACACAGTAAATACTAACGACGATGAGCAAGAAGACGGAAGCAACTCAGGCATCTGAGAATAGTCAGCCCGCATACGTGGCTGATCTGCTACTGAATGGCACGACCATCCTCGAAGCACCTACCCGCGAGGCATTGGCCGAAATGGTGAACGACATCCCAGTCGACTGCCGCTACAGCGTCGGTGCAGTGGGTCGCAAACAGGACGGCAGTGCATACACACTCAGAGTTGACTTAATCAAAAATTAAAAGAATATGGCAACACTAAAAGGTCAAAATGTAAGAATCTGTATTTACGACACAACCGCGTCGAAATACAAGGTCATTGGCATGAGTACTGGATGCACAATTACGCTCACGAACAACGTTGACAACAGTAGCCACAAAGATGTTGTCGGTATGGCGGCTATGCCTGTGACAACCAGCAAGTCTTGGCAGGTTTCTGTTGAGTCGTTGAACGTAGGCGATACAGCAGCCATGCTCACCGCCATCAAAGCGATGCAGCCAATGACGCTGATGTGGGATGAGACATCGGCAACCGATAATCAGACCCGCGAGAAGGCTACTTTGGCTCGCAAAGGTCAGGCGTACTTGACAGACTGTACGTTTACCTTCGATAACAGGACGAATAGTCAGAAGTCTCTTCAATTTTCGGGTACAGGCCCGCTGGAGACTGTTGGATCTTCCGAGGCAACTCAGGTGATTCCTATCGGCAGTTATACCAAGGGCGAGACTGTTCGTCTGTTCCTGTCGAGCGACAACACCGCAGCACCAAATGCTGTCTTGGCCGCTGCTCGCAGTTTGTCCCTACATGTGTCGGTTTCTCTCGAAGACGCGACGACGAAGGATACGACTGGGGCATGGGTATACCAAGAGCCTACCGAACTGAACTACGACATTACGTCTGGTGCTTTGGTTCGCTCAGGCGAGACCATCACGTCACAGGTTGGTGCCAAGACGTATGCTGACATCCAGTCTCTCTATGAGGCTGGCACACCGTTCAAGTGGAAGATCGCAAATGTTAGTGGTGATAACAACCGCACGGCATCGAGCACAATCGTTTCGGGTTCTATCTTGATAGCGACACTCACACAGAACGATCCAAACAGACAGTCGAGCGATTACACTATGAACGCAAACGGTTACGGCGACTACGAAGTTGCTGCGTAAACATCTACCAGCCGTCCGGCAGTTTATCCTCCTTCAATTGGTTAGCTGTGCGGGCGGTTTTTTCACTTAATCCCAGAAGAATATGAAACAGAATATTGTAACATTCAACGGCGTGAATTATCCCGTCGTTTTCGATTTGCAGGCATTAACTAACTTTGAAGACATCACCAAACAAGGTTTCTTCGAGGCCAATTTGAACACAACAAACAACCGAATGGCCCTCGTTATTGGCGCAGTACTATCGGCTGACAAAGACACTAATCTCACGATAGAAGAAATGCGCGGCAAAGGCACATTCGACGATTACAAGCAAATCATCGAGGCGTATAATGTAGTAATAGTATTGGCAAACGATTTTTTTAAGATTCCTGAAGTCGAAAAAGGTAAAGACCCGAAGCCGGAAGACCAAGAGTCGGAGGAAAACGCAAAAAACTGAACACCGTCCACGAGTTGTTTCAGACACTTGTGGGCGAGATCGGAATCAACCGCCATGTATTCTACAAAGAATTGAAGTGGTGGGAGGTGAAAGCCATCATCAGAGGCTATAATGCACGCCAGCATCCAGGGTGGGAACAGACGCGATGGATTGCCTATCATGTGCGATACTGTATGGGACTGCCGAAAGGCGAGGTGGCACCAACACTGACAGAGTGGATCAAGTTCCCCTGGGAAAAGAAAGAAGCCGGAATAGTACCGAAGGATGTGCAAAACCAGCTTCAGGCAGAAATGGCCGCGATGAATGCGGAATTGTCGAAAGCACAAGAAGACAAAAAGGATGAGTCAGAGTGACCCATCCTTTTTATTTTTAGTCCAAACGTTTGATATAAACGAAGCCAGTAAAGAACTTATGCCCATCGAGCTCGTCTTCTTTCTCATCTATAAAGGCCGTGCATCGATAGGGAAATTCATTTGCAGCCAACGAGCGCACAAAGTCGGTCTGATCCGACGGGATATAACCAAGGTGATGACTGTCCTCAGCCACAATTTTGATAGCGTTTGGATCATATTCGTTGTCAGGTTCTGGCACAAGTACGCACTCCACACGTCCGACATATTTGCCAATTCCGCTTCTGTGATTGATACCGGCAATTTTTAGGATGCGAAGATTGTCAAAGATAGACAACCAACCGCCATCGCTGCGTCGTTCAGGAAGCGGGCCGGTATATGTGCCTCCGCTGAGAGCATCAGCCACGAATCGGTCACCAACAATGTTCGCTTGGATGAATGCCTGAACACGTCGCGTCTCGGTTTCGAGGTCAGCTAAAATATCGCTGTTACCAGAGCCGTACATTTTGTCAGCAAGTTCTTGTTGAACTGATTGATGGTCAGTCCGCGTATTCATAATAACGTAGACCATTATTGCAATCACGATTAAAATAAAAATTAACACCATAGTTGTTTATTATTTAGAGTTAGACTTTTCGCTTTCTGAAATTCGGCCAAGTTTCTCAGCTATCATATCGAAGTCATCATGAACTGACTGCGCAAGGACTTTGGCATATCTCTGTGTCTGGGTAATATTGGTATGACCAAGCATCTTCGACACATTCTCAATCTTCACGCCGTTTCTGAGCATGTAGGTGGCGAATGTGTGACGGGCCAGGTGGGAGTGTAGTCGTGTCTTGATTCCCGCCATCTGTCCGAGTGATTTCAGGTGGCGGTTGTAGTCGGCATTGCTCAACTGCGGAATCTCCCAGCCGTACTTTTCGAGGACTTGCACGGCAGGCGGCAACAGTTGGCTGACATACGGCACACCAGTCTTGATACGTTCTCCAACATTCTTCCAAGATTTACCATCCCACTTGTAATCATTCGCATCGAAGGCTTGCATATCGGAATAGGGGAGGCCGGTATACATCTGAAAGATAAAGAGATCATGCACAATATCAAGAATAGAGCTTTTGGGCAGAATGACAGCCTCGAAGCGTTTCATTTCCTCTTCGGTAAGGTATTCTACATTCTCACGGTCTCCTCTCCTAAATTTGCCTTTGAGTTTGTCATATGGGTTTCGTTGGATTTTATCAAAGCTCAGTGCACGATTCAGGAGAGCCTTCAGGCATTTATGGTAATTGTAAACACCCGAGGTTGAAAGTTTCTCCGGCTTTGCTCCCGACTTTAGATCCGCATCGCTAATCGGTTTAGTGATTTGATGCAGCCACGCGTCAAAGTTGACTATGTTCTCAACTGTCACGTCCTGCCAGCGGTTCATGCGACCGTATTCAGTCAAGCGGGTGATGAGAGGGTAGTAATGCTTAGTCGTACCTTCAGAGACACCAAGAAGCGGGATTTGCTTTTCACACCATATAATGAACGTCGGCTCGTCCTTCGAAAGTTCCACATGCTGCCATACCATTTGTTTTACACTTTCAGTATCGAATGTTTTACACTGTTTTACACATTCATTGGCATATCTGCTGACTTTCTCAAAAATAACAGCCAGACGTTCGTTCAATACGTCTGCATCCTGACGGTTAACCACGCGGTCTGTTACCCATTCGTTCTTATGTACGCGCACGCCAGTACTTATATATTTTGTTACTCTATCGATGGTGACACGCACCTCGATATAGCCATCACGAGTGCGTGAGGCGGTTTTTCGTCTATCAAATATTAATTTTGTCGTTATCATATATCGTTGTTTGTTTTACACTCCATTTTGCCTATTGTACAACATCTGTAAAACATTGCGTACTAAATCGGCTCAAAACGGACTATCTTGTAATTTTTCTCTCGTATCAATTTAGGGTTAAAACCCTTTTATTTACGGCGGATGCCGCGATTTTCGGCATAATCCCGCGTTTTCTCTTCGTGATCCGTTTGGGGTTATGCGAGATTTGACGACTTTGCTTGTATATAAAGAGGTTAACACGATGGTATTAGTTGGCCTAATGTCAAACATTTGTAAAACACTGGCCAAAATCAAGGTTAATCTCATTATAATATCAAGGTACGTCATACGCGCGTGGTGTCGGTGTCTTGTTTGTCGGCGATTCCTTTGGTGAAGGGAAAATCCTTAAATAATTCTTCATCCTTGGCGGCGTGGAGTTGCTGCTGAAGAGTTGCGATTTGTTGGCGAAGGTTGGCGATAAGTTCGTCCTTCGCCTGAATCACCGTGTCTTTTGCTGTGAGTTGGTCGCGGAGAGCTGCGATGGTCTCATCTTTTGCAGCCAGGGCAGCATTGATTAAACTGCTTTGGTCGATTGACTGATGATTGTACAACTTTTCGTGGTCTTCATTGTGGACTTCTTCTTCGATTGTAAGGAGTGCCCCTTCGCCAGTTAGCAAGTAGTTCAAATCGAATACACCGGGATAAGCATCACAGATATTTGTGAAGAGTTTATCTGTGAGATACTTTTTGTTTCCATTCAAGGCAGATGATATGTACGCACGTGCATACTTTATACTATCGGCAAAATCGCCTTTAGTATGTATGTTGAAATAGTTATGAAGATGTTCATATACTTCATTCAGTCTTTTCTGCCTATCTAACATAAATATAAAACTTTATTTATTAAACTTTCTTAAAATCTAACTATATTTTTATACTTTTTCTTGCTATCTAAAATATTCTTTATATATTTGCACCCGAAATCAATAAAGAAACAATCGGGCACAAGAATAGCCGTCAGGCGAAGTTCGTCTTTTCAAACAAAGCGGACAAGCCACTTTGCAAAGGTAAGGGATTGCAAATATACGGCTTTCTTCCCGATTATCTTACAAAAGTGTTAGAAAATTAATAAAGTTTAAGTAATGGCACAGGAAAAAGTAACAAGAAATGAACTGTTAGAGATGCACATCGGTCAGACGCGCATCTTTACTCTCATGGAAGAGACAAAGTTACAATCTGTCGCAACTACCCTGAACCAGTTGAAGAATGAAAAGAAGGGAGAATGGACGCATCGCAAGGATTACGATGCTTGCGCTGTGAGTGTGACGAGAATTAAGTAATAACTAAACAATAGGAACTATGGCAAACGATTTGATTCAATTCGGAGAGAGCAGGCAGACCATGAGCAGTTTGGAGATTGCCAAGCTGACAGGTAAGCCACACAATGACGTAATGAAAGCCATTCGCGCAATGGAACCATCATGGGAAAAAGTATCGCAGGGAAAATTTTCCCTATCATCAAGAAAGGTCGAGCAGCCTAATGGTGGAATACGTGAATATCCTTGCTACGAACTGACCAAGACCGAATGTCTCTACGTTGCCACCAAGTTCAATGACGAAGCACGTGCCAAGTTGGTGCTCCGTTGGGAAGAGTTGGAGCAGAAGCAGCGTGCCCAGATGCTCCAGTTGCCGAACTTCACTGATCCTGCCGAGGCTGCAATGGCATGGGCGAAGGAATACAAGGAGAAGAAGGTGCTGGCCATCGAGAACAAGAAACTCGAAGAAGAGAACATCCAGCTCGCCGCTGAGAACCAGGAACTGAAGCACGACAAGAACTACCTCGACCTGATTATGCGCTCGAAGGCTCTGCTCACCGTGAGTCAGATTGCTCAGGACTACGGCATGAGTGGCAAGGCTCTGAACAAGAAGCTGGCCGACATGGGCATCCAGTACAGCATCAACGGTCAGTGGATTCTTTATGCCAAGTATAAGGATTGTGGATATGTGTCGAGTCGTTCGATAGACATCACCCGTGCCGATGGTCGCCCTGATGTAGTGCTTCACACCGAATGGACGCAGGCAGGCCGCAAGTTCCTGTATGAGGAACTGAAGAAGCAAGGCATCATCCCAATGTTAGAGCGCGATTAACTATGGACTGGAAGTTGATGGAGGCGAAGATCATCGCGGCGGTGGCGAAGGTGGCGAAGCATCACTATGAGGTCTACGAAGAGCGATATGTGACGGCTGATGAGCTGTGCAAACATGTCGGCCTGCTGACTGAGCGGTGGTTGCGCGAGAATGGCTATTTATTGCCACGCACGCCAATAACGTGGAAAGATAAGAACGGCGAAGAGCATACCAGCAAGCAGTTCATGTACCCTCTGCATCAGATTTTGGCGATGGTGGCCGACGGGCGAATCAAGCGGCTGGGATATGATGAGAAAGTTGCATAAAGAGGTTAACACATATAGTTAGGTTTTTAGATTTTTACAAATTCATTAGTTCAGCAGCGGCTGGCGATAGTTGAGTATTTATGTCAAAAGGTTAATAGATTTTTTTTATCCCCTGCCCGCTGTGAAGTTCGCAGGTTTTTGAAACCAAAGGAAGAAGGAAATCAGGATAGACATTTACATGATAGGATGGCTGAGTGGTTAAGGTCGCGGTCTGCAAAACCGACGCTCGCGGGTTCGAATCCCGCTCCTATCTCTAACGATGAAAGGAGAAAATAGTTCTTTGACTTATTGGTACATTACAAAATATCCACCCCAAGGCGGGATAGGAGAGGCGAGACTAACAATCGATGACCCGAACTGAACGACGTCAGGGTGGTTTTGCCGCCGAGCAATCGGCGGTAAGGTATGAAAAGAACTATTTATCTCTTTACACCGACATCAGCGCGGATGTTTACCGATGGGGTGGCGCAGTCGGGTCGGTGTATAAATTGCCGTGTAGCTCAGTTGGTAGAGCGCGGCCCTTGAGGGGCAGATGCAAGAAGCACGAGGTCGGCGGTTCGAGTCCGCCCACGGCAACGAAATTCTTTTCATTGCGCATTTTGATCGGGAGTGCTGTATGTCAGCAGGCACCGCTACCGGGCAGAATTAAATGTGAAACAGTTATCCTTTAGATTAAATCCTAAATCCGAACGATGCCGAGAGCTGGGTCACGCCAGCCGCTCCCACTTTTCAAAAGCGCAACGAACGAACAATCAACAAAAATCAAAATGCAACAATTATGAAAGATTATCTGAACAACGGCGAGCGCGATCCGAAGCGCGACGCTATCGAGAGAGAGGACTGGGTAGTTTATGGTATCATCGCCCCCGTGGCCTTCATCATCATCCTTGGTGTCGGCGAGGCCATCGGCAGAATCTTCGGGTGATATGGCTGACTATAAACTTAGCGGTGGCATAAACGAGATACCGGGCAATATCGATCATCTCGATATACACGGCGGTGTCTGCTACCTGAAGGGCAACGTCGGCAGCATGACGCATTATGGCGGTATGGTCTACGACCAACGACGTTCTGACCGCGTGGAAATCCGCGAGAGCGAGATGAGTCAGCAGTTGAAACGCTACTATCAGAAGCGCATCGAAGAACTGGAGGCAAAAGTAACGAAGCTCGACTATGAACGCTCAGTGCTTCGTGGTCGTTTGGACAAACTCAAAGAAACAGACCCCGAGTCAGAGCCAGACGATGTGCTGGTGCAACGTATCTGCACCCTGCGAAATGAGCTCGCCAAGGAGAAAGAGGCTCACAAGAAGGATGTGGATGATCTGAACTACAGAATTGATACGATTCTTGGAGAATTGAATGGCTACCGTCAAGACTATTACGATGCTAATAGATATGCACAAGATTTAGCCATCAACGATGAAATGTTTGACGTTCTATTTACATTCATCAATCTTTATCCTTTCACATCCGACAGAGACCTTGCTTTTGAGTTTGGAATCACTAAGGCTCAAGTCAAAATCATTGCCAAAATATTGAAGATGGCAAAGTCATCAGAAGCAAGGCGTGAGGCTGCCGACTACCTGCAACGCCAACACCTCGAACTGATTGAGCGGCGAGGCGGTGACCAAGGGAATCATTATATGAGACCTGTCGAAAAGGTGGCAAGGAATGGCCGCGTGATTGCAACTTATAAAAGTGTATTGGAAGCAGCCGAAATGAACAATCTTTCTCATAATGCCATTAATAACCATTGTAGTGGAAAGGTGAAGGGCTATTCAAACGCAGGGTATAAATACAGATATAAAAAACAATAGCGTATGATTGTCGAAAGCATGACTCACGCAGAGGTGTACAAAGAGCTGGAACGTGAGCGCGAGGCCGTGACTGCGTGGTGGCGGCACAACCTATGCAATCAAAGGCGACGTGTACTGAAGAGTACTCGATTCCCGTTGAATCTCTGGTTTGACTATACATCGGCACGCAAGAACCGCTACCTGTTCTTTACGCGGCTATTTGATAAAAAGATGAAGCGCATCCTGACGGGTGTTGCCGTGCCGCGACTCACGAAGGACGGATTTTGTGTCTATACCAGTTGGTTGGCAGACCATAAGTTGATATTCCCGATGGTGCTGACTCCGCACATGTGGAAACGGTATCAAGCCCCCGATAGGGGCAACGTTCAGAAATCTGGCATTGAACTGATGAAGCATTACTTCATACACAACTCGCACGGCAAGGACACGCAGAACAATCGGGTGATGGCTCGCAGCGTCCGTTGGAACGGAGAGGAGCATCAGGCGTGTTGTGTCAACGATGGCGTGCTGCTGGGTCAGGTAGTAGATGGTATCTTCATCGTGCGTACATTCATCACCTACGAGATGACCAGCGGTATGCAGCAAGAGGAGTTTGAACGTTGTCGCGCCCAGATACTCAACGACCGCGAGATGTACGAAAGGGCAAAGGAGTGTTATAATATGTGGTAATAATATTTTTAAATAATAAACGATTATGGAACAGATTGTAAAATTAACAGGGCGTATCGCTGAGGTATTTCCCGCTCAGTCAGGAACAAGCCAGCGCACGGGCAACGCATGGATGTCGCAGGACTATCTCTTTGAGTTTTTCACATGGTCGGGGGCTCAGAACCCAAACCGGCTCGTAGTTCGCATATTCGGCGAGGATAATATCAAACGCCACAACCTTCAGCAGTACGAAGACAATGTGACGCTGACTCTACGATTGGATGCATCGAAGACAAAAGAGGGCGACCGTTGGTTTAATGAGGTTCGTGTCACCAACGTCGAGCGTGTAGGCCAACAGCAGGCCGCACAAGCACCGACCACTCAGCAGGCGACTAATTCACCACAACCGCAAAACAACGCGCCCACAGGCGGCGAAAATCAGGGAGGGCAGAGCGATGACTTACCATTCTAAGAAGCCAGAATATTTCCCGAACACGACACCGACGGGATGGAACCAAAGAAACATGCAAATGCCTAACAAGCGTTGGCAGATTTTAAGAAACCAGAAGAGAGGGTAAAACGATTCTTTGCAAAGATTTTGGGAAATGTTAGCAAACATTTTGTGAAATCTTTGCAAACATTTTAAAAAAACGTCAGGAACTATGGCAAAGAAATATAAGCAGAGAGAGATGGCCCACAGGGTGAAGGTTGAGACGGCACCGAACGGCTACTCGTTGGACGTTGATGGCAACGGGTATATGTACTTCACGTTGGCCGAGTTGGTTGAGGGATTCTTCACTCATGTCGGTTTAGGTATCGTCGATTATTGCGACGAGCAGACTATGCGCGACCTGATGACAGCCTGCGCCACTTGGCCGAAAGAGGGTGACGCTATCAAGTTCGCTGCCGAGCAGCAGAAGACCATCGACACGATCGACCAAGCGCACAAGAAAGCCATGAACGTCATCAAGCAGATTAAGCAGAGTAATGTGAAGCTCGCCGACGATCTGACGAAGACAAAGAAACGACTCGACTTCTACATCGAGGAGAACGAGCAACAGAAAAAGCGCATCTTCAAGTTGGGGAATTCCGATGCGCCTGAAGAGGAAAAACCAAAGGTGAACTGGAAGAAAGGACGAATCCATAAGGCTGAGATACCATCGCCGAAGAAAATTATCAAGGTCAAGCCAGGGCCGCCAATCGATAAACCTGTAAAAGTGGAGCGGCGCGGACGGCCACCGAAGACCAAGGATCATGAGGAACTGGAACAGAAACTCAAAGCGAAAGGAGTGCTGAAATGAATAGGCAGATGACCGACGAGCAGCAGGAACAGCTGAGACAAGTGCAACTCGCAAGGTATGCTGAAACGACCAGACAGA